GCGGCTGACCGAATAGGGGTAATCGGTGCGCTTGCTCTACTTCTCTGCACAACAGGCTTTGAGTCTTGTTTCTCAAACATAGCCTCTAACTTCCCAATCTGTCTCAGCTGTGCGGCTGGCGTCATCCCTTGCAGCTTTTCAACGAATTCGGGATTATCAGCAAGGTGATACAGCAGCTGTGGCCCAACATCTGACTCAAAGATGGCATCTCGCACTTCATTGACTACTGTCATGTCTGCGCTTTTTACCACTTGCTCAAAGTTCGGGATACTTGCTTTGGCTTGTGTGACCCGTTCTGACCAGGTGTTTAACACCTGCTCTTTCTCGGCTTGCACCTTTGCCTGTACCGCTTTCTGCTTTTCTTCCCCCAATCGCTGGTCAACCTTGTAGTCTGTCAATGCCTTGGCATATTCAAACATATCGGTAAACTGGCTTGGGTCTGGTTCGGCTTCGCCCTTTGGCGCTTGCTGCCGTTCCATTTCCGCTAACCGCTGCTCAAGACTTACCCTGGCTTCGCGCTCCCGCATCGCTTCTTGCTTTGCTTCGTCACGGGCTTTGGTTACCGCCTCAAACCGCCGTTCAATCTTAGGTCGTCTTTTTTCCTCTGTTGTTTGCTGGTCTTCACTGGCTGGTTCACTCTGACTGTCATCGTCCTGCGGCTCTATTGTTTCGATAGCCTCGCGGGGCGGCTTGTCAGCTAAACCTAACTTTTCAGCTTGGAATTCAGCTAAATTTTCGCTCGTGACCGTTGTGGCCTCAAGTCTTTTCTGCGTTTCACTTATCGCTACTTCCGACATGGATTACTCCAAGGATTTGCCCCGTTACTACCCACGGGTCGGGTTTGGGCAATATTACCCTAAAACAAATGGTTTAGCAATTACTGCATTGGTTGAATCAATGGGTTGGCCCCTTCGCTGATGTCTTGGGCAGCAAATTGGGCATATTGGCCTTGTTCCACATTCCTGCGGTCAATTTCTTGCATTAAACGATTGGTGTCCATGTTGTGCAGCAACATTTGCACAATGGCATCCAGTTCAGTCTTGTTCTGGCTGGTCACGGCACGGGTATTCTGGTCATTTACTTTAACTTCTGCCATTGTTTCGGTATTGTGCGCCCGTGCGGTAACGTCCATCAGCTTGCGCCTGGTCTCGCCATCATCCCGCAGCTTGGCAATCTGCCCTCGGTTATTGATCTCCAGCTGGGCGGCTTGCAATTGCTGCTGCATCTGTTGCAGTTGTTGCTGTTGCTGGGCCAATTGCATCTGCACCTGGGGCGGTATATCTGATTTCTCGTCAATCTGCGCCATTGGGTTTCTAGCCGCTAAACGATCAGCAATCACATCTGCGCCGGGAAAGTCCATGTTCCTAAACACCAGGTCGCCAGCCAGGTCAAACAGTTCCTTGTTGCCTGTCAGCAATGGCATCATGGCCTCGACAGCCTGCTGGCGCTTGCTTTGGAACCCTGGGCCAGTGTCCATCACAACGTCATACTCGCCCACGGTCACATCGTTCAGCACTTCGCCCACCGCGGTTTGCTCATTGATCGTGGTCATGTCTGGTTGACCATCGCTGCCAATAATCCGCATCACTCGCTCTGTATCGTAAATCTTAGGAATCAAATCCAGCAGAATCTTGCCCGTATGCTTGATGCTGCGGGTCAGGTTGTCATAGAAATGGAAGTTGCTCAGATCAGTTTGGCTCTGCTGGCCCTGGAGCGCTTTGCCGCTGATGTTGCCGCTTGGCAGCTGGTTGGGGTCTAGGATACCCAGCACCATCTGCAAATCCATGTTGATAGCACTGGCGGCGTCCATGATGCCTGCGGGGGGCGCTTCGGGCTGCAGACGCACGGGCACCGGGGCTGGCTGGCCTTCTATGTCTTTCTGCTTGTAACGCAGCACAGGGCTGCTCTTGATGTTTGCCAGTGCCCATTCGTTCTCATGGCCTTCGTCCTGGCCTTCAGCAAGCAGCCACTTGGCCTTGGGAGCCAGGGCAATGCTCTCGGTCATACTGGTGCGCCAGAAGTTGTACATCCGCTGGGGGTCTTTGGCAAACCGCACCAGGCCATACTTCTTGCGCTTGTCGTCCACAATAACCTGGGCACCGTAGCAGGGCACGATGGGGATATATTTACCGTCCCAGGTCTTTTCCTCAAGAATCTCAAGCGCTGTCATCTTGCACCATTTCACTGCCCTGCGGAAACTCTCACGGGTATCTACCACCGTCAATCCAGCAGCTGCTACACGCTCAAGGAATCGGTCAGAGTCTGCAAAACCGCTGCTGCCATCACTAAGCAGGTACAGCTTGGCCTTTTCCCTGGTTACATGGAAGTATTCAGCAATCCGAATATCTTCTTTAGTCACCCAGCTTGCAGAATTGTCGCCAGTGCTGCGGTGCGTAAAGTTGGCCCCATCGTCAGCGTCTGGGTACATTTCCTTAAAAATGGTCTTGCTTAAAAGTGTTGTAACCAAGCAACGCTCGGCATCTGACCCATCTGGTCTTACGCTGTTTGGGTCAAAGTAGACCGTAAACGGGTTGTCGATGGCATCAATGTAGATTTCCTGGTCAAAAGAATCCTCGCTGACATACTTGGTATTGATGCGCCAGTAACCCCAGCCCATGCGAACGGCATAGTCAAAAGCGGTGTCATAGGCGGTGTCGGCGTTGCTGTTGACCTCGATGTGACGGGTAATGCCTTCCAGCACCTGGGCAATCTTGTAATCTGCCAGGTTGTTAACTGGATGCACCTTGATGCGAGGGCGCTGCATACGCTGCTGGTTGGTCACCTGGCGCACATAGGCATCAATCTTGTTGATGGTCAGGCACGGCCTGGCCTCAAGGTTCCTGCTGTTTTGGATTTCCACAGGCCACTGGTCACCAGCTGCAAACCGTATGTCTTGCAGGGCTTCGCTGCGGTTGGTGCTGTCGCTGTCGTTCACCAGCTGCCAAAACTTAATGGCTTCGTCAATGCGTGGGTCATTCATAGTCAATCCTCAATTCATCCAGGAGCCTGCGGCCTCGGCAACTGGCTTGGGTTTGCGCTTGTGCGGTTCCCGAATCATAAGCCCAATGTAACGAAAGGCATCAGCGCCGTGGCTGTAGTGGTCGTGCAGGGGGTTGCGGCTGAATTGCCCGGTGTCTGGGTCTACCTCGTAGCGGTAGTGGCGCAAACAGGCCAGCCCATCAGCTGCGTGTTCCCTATCAAAATAACAGTTGCTGAATATTGTCCTGGCGGCGTTGATGCTGTCCACCACAGGCACTCGGGGCAATATCTGGGTCTTGTAACCTGCAGCCCTCACAATATCGTCAATGCTGCGCCCAGCAGCTGCCAGCGTCTTATTCTCGGCATCGTGCGGGAGCCAAACAGTATCGTAGTGATATCCGTAGGTCTGCATGGTTGCCAGATAAAAGCTGATGGTTTTCTGGCTGTCCTCAATGTACCGAATCAGCCTGGTTTCCATGCCTACAAACTGCAAGAACCAGATGGCGGTGCTGTCAGACCAGCCCAGGTCAAACACACAGTGGACAGGCTTTGTGGCATCGAACGGCACCCGGCAGATGCGCCCATCTAACTCGGCCTGCTGCATTTCCTTGGCAAAGATGGCACCGTCTACCGTCTGGCGGCACAAACCTTCCCAGACCTGGTTATAGGCTTCTTCGTCCCTGGCTTTAAGCGCATCTTTCTCTAGGCGCAGTGTCTCAGGAAACCAAGGGTTATCTGACCAGTTCACTTTGATCTGGATGCAGTCATCAGGCGGCAGCAGCACAAAGCGCTTGTAAGTCTCGTCAGTTTCCAACTCAGGGTTAAAGCTGACCCATATCTCGCTGGCCTCTTTGCGGATAGTTGGAATAAGCACGTTCCAGGACAAGCGGCTGACGGTCTGGGCTTCTTCCACCCAGCAGATATCCACGCCCTCAAATGACTTGATGTTGCTGATGTTGTTCTTTAACCCGGCAAATGCAAACTCGGTGCCGTTAGAGCCTCGTATGCTGGCCTGCGTGATCTCATAGAAAGAATGTAGGCCCAATGCCTCAATCTGGTCGCACAACAGCTTGTGGACGCTATCCCTGATGCTGGTCTGAAACTCACGGGCGCACAGTATGCGGGTTGGCTGCTTGGCCCCTTTGATTAGCAATGCCCTGGCTATCCCCCAAGACTTCGCACCGCCCCTGCCGCCGTAGCAAACCTTGTAGCGGCTGCGCTGGAACAGTCTTTCCAACTTTACGGGAAACTCTGCATTAGCAATGGCAGCTTTCATGTTATTCATTGGGCTTTACAAAAGTGACTTGAATGCCTTGCAAAGGTTCACCATCAGCGCCTGTAACTTCTTGTTTAACGGTTTCAGACCACCGCATTTGTGATTTTGTCCACCAAATAAGGCTGGTTGTATCCCCACCTACGGCCTTAGAATACAGCGTTTTGGCAATCTGCCCGTTAGCCTTGGCCTTGCCCATGTCCAACTCATGGCGGTAATACTTCCGCAGAGTCTTGTCATCAATACCCACCAGCACGGCAATTGATTCATGCGGCAAGCCTAACCCGCTGCTGGATTCAACCAACTTGCGGCTTTCTGGAGTGGGCAAATGTTCCGTATTCATTTTCTAGAGGGGAATATGGCTAAATTTAAGCAGTTTCTGCTGTTTCTGTCAAAAGAACGGCTTTCTTTCCTGTGAAGTCTTGCCAGCGCTTAACTATTACATCGCAATACTTTGGGTCTAACTCCATTAATCGTGCATAACGGCTTGTTTTTTCGCAAGCAATCAATGTGCTACCACTTCCACCAAACAAGTCCAAAACTATGTCTTGCCCTTTGCTACTGTTGTTTATAGCTTCTTCTGGCAATGCCACAGGCTTTTGGGTTGGATGAACATATTTAGCTTGAGCATCTCTACCAATTTTCCAAATGGTTGTTTTTGCCCTGTCACCGCAGTAAAAGTGTTTACCTGTGCCCGGCTTCCACCCATAAAGGATTGGCTCATGTTGCGCCCTGTAATCTTGCCAACCCATTCCAGCCGACTGCTTCATCCAAATGAGAGTGCTAGATTTTTTAAATTGTTCCGCAAATGTTTTTTCAAATGCTAGTTTTGGGGCTGATTGACTGTCAGGATGGCACACGTAAATACAAGCCAAAGACTTCATTTTTGCAAAATAACAACCAAAAAATCCACGACAAAAGTCCTCAAATTGGTCCTCAGCCATGTCATCATTTTTAATAGTTCCAAGATTGTTTTCGCCTTGCCCACTATATGCAACGTTGTAAGGTGGGTCTGTAAACACTAAATCAGCCAATTCATTTGGCATTAACTTATCCACAGCGTCAATGCTGGTGCTATCTCCGCACATTAACCGATGGTTGCCCAACTGGTAAATGTCGCCCAGCTTGGTGGTTGGTTCATCAGGTACATCAGGAACGGCATCCTCGTCCGTTAACCCTTGGATTACTTCCGGATCGAGCAGCGCATTTAACTCTTTAGGATCAAATCCCAGCATCTCGAGCGCAAACCCGTCTGCCAGCAAATCGTTCAACTCAATAGTGAGCATTTCATTGTCCCAGCCAGCGTTTAATGCCAGCCTGTTGTCGGCAATGATGTAGGCTTTCTTTTGGGTTTCTGTCAGTTCCGACAGTTCAATGGTGGGCACTTCCTTATGGCCCAGCTTACGGGCGGCTAAAAGCCTTCCATGCCCCGCAATGATGCCGTTTGTCCCGTCAACCAGGATTGGGTTAGTCCAGCCAAACTCTTTTATGCTTGCCGCAATTTGTGCCACCTGCTCATCGCTGTGGGTGCGGCTATTGTTTACATAAGGAATTAGCTCTGTAACCTTTTTTTTAGTAATTTTCACTTTTTGCTTTTAGCGTCTTTGGCTGTTTCCCGCTTAACTGCATATGCGATTGCCACTGCCTGCTTGACAGGCTTACCTGCTGCTATTTCCTTGCCTATGTTCTTGCTCATGGCCTTGGGGCTTGGTGACTTGATTAGCGGCATTTGCTTACCCGTTATTTAGTAAAAGTGTTCAAACTATTTTCTGACAATTGTTTCTTTGCTACTTTACGTTGATTGATGTTTTCCAGCATCTTAACGCCATAGCGCTTGACTGCATCTTTCTTAATGACGAACTCGCCATCTTGCAGCGCCCCGTAGCCATCATCTGGGCCTGGTGCCTTGCCTAACAAATCTTTGAGCCTGACCATGCCGCCTTGAGCAAATGCTTGACTATTGCCGCCAAAACCAGCGTCACCGCCGCCAAAACCGTCAGCGTTCGCACCTGGTGCGTCAGCGCCGCCGCCGTAAGTTGCACCTGGACTAACCATGCCGCCCGTTGGGATGCTGCTTTCTTTGCCAAAATTAAATGCTGGGCTTGACATTGAATCTCGTGTTTCAACTGGCGCTGGTGCCTGCTCATTTCGTCCTGCCAAACCACTAAAAAACCCGTTGGCAGTTGACTGCTGTCCTGCAAACTGGTCGCCGTACAAGCCAGTGGGGGTTATCCCAGACGTACCAGGTTGCGAACCATAACCACCAACTTGCAAACCAGTGGCAGGGTCAATCCCACGGGCAACTGATTGCTGATCTGCAACAAATTGCGGAAACATGGCCTGCTGCGCCCTGATTGCCAGACCTACCCCAAAAGGTGCGTAATTCAGCGCTTGCTGCCCAAACTGCGTAATGCCAGCCATTGTTGGGTTGTTGCTGTAAAAAGCGGCTTTCTCAGCGTTGGACATGGCATCAAATTGCGGGTTTGCGCTGCGTCCGTCACCGCCACCGCCCATCATCTGGCCTTGGTTTTGGCCTTGCCCATAGCGTATGTCCCTGCTGGCAGGGAGCATCTGACTAAGCAGGCTTTGACCAATCATGGCTTACGATGCGCCGTGGATGATGACGTAATTGATAACAACGGCCTCAGAATACGATGTTGCAGCAGTCAGGTTTCGCAACGTAATTAAAGCAGAACCAGCAGCCAGATACGAAACGTACACCGTGTAAGCCCCAGCAAGACTACCAGTGGTATTGCTACCGATGTTCACAATCATTGCGTCATTGGTAGAAATAATGCTGTTGGTCAACACAAACGACACAGCAGTAGCGCCAGCCAAAGCTGCGTTGTTCATAGTAATGCGCCCAGCACTGGTGTTGGCAGTCACGCCTGTGGATTTGCTGGTGGCTTGGGTTACTGCTGTTTGTGCGGCAGAGGTGTAGCCAAATTCTTGACTAACGTAGCAAGTTGTGAATTCTGGGTCAGCGTATGCAACGCCTGATGCGATTGAGTTAGACATGATGTTTCCTTAACAGTTCCAGTTTTTGAGAGATGCCTTTGCCCGTTCTGCTGGGCCTTTGGCGTGTTGCACAACCCCTTCCATTCGCGCACAAAAGCTAGCCTTTCGGCCTGCATCTGCTTTGGTCTTAGGATTTGGGGCTGGCGGCTTGAGATTTGAGTTATTGGCTGCGTTGTACGCTGCGCGGCCTGCGGCTGTCATTCCAGCGCCCTTCTCAGTGG